TGAGCCGCTTGACCAGTTTGGCGGCATTCACACCGCCGCGCTGCCGTACTTCAATACGCGCTTCCCCTTTCTGGAGCAGCCTGTCCGCGGGGCGGGCCTCACCCTGGCAGAGCAGGCGGAACTACGCGGCGCGGGCGTGGCCGTGATCGGCGCCAACGAGCTGAACAATGCGATCATCGCCGGCACCATCGTCACGACCTACCAGAACGACGACGCCGGCAACGATGACGACAGTTGGCAGTTCCTCAACTGGCGCGATACGCACTCGGTCGTGCGCGAATACTTCCACGCCAACATAAAGAAAAAGTTCGCACAGTACCGCATGTCGACCGGCGAGGCCGTGCCGGGTTACGCGATCGCAACCGAGGGCCTTGTTCGCGCCTATGCGATCAAGTTGTACGAGCAGCTAGCCAAGAAGGCGATCACGGTTGACAGCCGCGATGCGGTAAAGAAATTCCGCGACGACATGGTCGTCACGGCCGTTCCAGCCGAGCGCAAGTTTGACTGCTACTTCGACGTTCCGGTGTTGAGCCAGGCCGAGAAATTTCTCGGCTCCGTTCGGTTTAACTTCGGCGTCACAACCAGCTAAAGAGGGGATCAGATATGTCCACACTAGCACAAACCCGCGTGCTGTCCGATCCCGGCGTCTATGTCGGCGGGCAGTTGGTCGCGGTCATTCCGAACAGCGTCAAGGAACGCGAGCCCGGTGAGGTTTCAATCCGGGCCGTCTCCGGCGGCGGCGGCGCGGTGCAGCACGTTTCCGGGCTCAACGTCGAGGAAATGAAGGGCATGGTGTCGTTTTCGATGCCAACGACCGGCGAGAACGTCGAGAAGGCGGAGGGCTGGCGGGCAAATTCGAACGCCGGCGTCCCGACGACGGTGCAGGTCATCACGCAGACCCGTCAAAGCGACTACGAGGACATGTGGATGACAGAAGCGCCGGAAATAAATTACGAGCCGGACGGCGTCATCGAGGTGACGTTTGAAGGATCGCTGCCACGCCGCGCCTAAGATCACAATCTGTGATCTCAAGCAATCAACACCACCGGGATAGTCAACATGCCACGCATTAAAGAAGTGCACCTCAGACCGTTCGAATACCCGCACAACGGTCAAATGGCTGTCGGGGACTGCATCATCGTCCAGGCCCCGACATTCCAGACCATCCGCATCCACCGCGCGATGGAACACGCGATCGCGCAGGCCCTTTTGGGCCTGTCGAAACACTCGCACCTCCAGCAAGAGGCCGACGACAAGCCAAAGACGTTGGATGCCGACGGCAACGAGGTCGAGGAAGACAACTCGGATAAAGTGCTCGGCCTGTTCGCGCTCGCCATCGAGGACGAAGAAAAGTTCCAGGCGATCTGCGACCGTATCCAGAAGATCATGACGAACACGCCGTCTATTGCCCGCGTGGCCGGCACCGATGCGGGCATCACGGACGCATGCTGGCGTGAGATTGGCAAGACGAACGGCATCGAAGGCGTCACCAAAGTGATGAGCACGTTCACGTCTTTTTTCTTGCAGGCGGAGGGGGAGGCGCCATCACCGAGCGTGAATGGTTCCGGCGATTATCGTACATCTGCTTCTCCGCGGGCGGTGGAATCGATTTTGCAACAGCCGCGGGTCTCTCGCTTAGGGAGCTGATGTGGCTCGATGAAGATCTGAGGCGGTACAACCGAGAGGTCGAAAAGGCTAGCAAGGCGAAGCGTTAGTCGTCCGGCAGATAGCCTCGGTCGCGGAGATGGGCGATCATCGCCCTCTCCACGTAATACGAGATTGTGCGGTCGTCTTTGGCAGCAGCTTTTGCGATAGCGTCGCGGACTTCGGGCTTCGTCCTGAACTGGACGACTGCTGTCTTCTGGCGCTTCTCGCTAGCCATTCCGCTACCATAGTTGACGCGGTATACCGCGATGTGCTTAAAATAAAACAGCCCAGGCAGGAGCTGGAACTCCTGACGCTGGGCCTGATCCAGCCAAAGGAGACACCCAATGGCCAGACTGACCAGGACCATACCCGCATGCGAATGTGTTGACAATGTCATACCGTCGCTGACACGGCTGCCGATTGATTTCGTCGACCTCGAAAGCCGATTTCTCGCCGTTGAATCCGTCGCTGCTACGTTGCGGATGATCATCGACAGCCCCGAATTCGCCGACCGCGAAGACGCAACGAACAGCGTTTCTTTGATGGCGAGAATTCTTGATCGCGAATGCGAACTCATGCGCCGGATCGTTCGCTGTGAGTAGGCGCAAACCATCGCCGCGCGCAAGGCGGCGGAGAAAAAACACGGATTCCACCCGAACCACGGGCGGCGCAAAAGAACTTAGCTCAATTCTTAACGCAGCGGACGGAGGCGACTTTGTCCTTCCGCGTGTAAGGTATTTGAGCGCGTGTAGCGAGGTTCGCCGAAAACCACACCTGGGAAGCGAGTAGCGCGCCCGACTCGTCATAGGCCGCGCAAGTGATCCCCACGCCCTTGGTTGTGTCGTTGATGTCGACCATGATGTAGTCCTGCACAGTCCAAAATCTTGCAACCGAAAAATCGTGAAGTTCATGCGCGGTCGACTGGATCGCCAATAGGAAAAGCAAGGCACCCGCAGCGGTGCCTTTTTTTTTGGGATGTAAGATGGCAAATTTCACAGTGAGCTACCTTTTCCAGCTCCGCGACGACTTCTCGGCGAAGGCGCGGAAGTTGGCACGGGAGGCGCAGAATTCCAGAAAGTCCGTGCATGGTCTAGGCTCTGTGTTCAACAGCATGACGCGTGACGCTAATGCAGCTGGCGCCGCCGTGGGGCGTGTTGCGCACCGCATGCGTGCGCTGCGCACCGTGGGGCGCGGCATGGGCTCTTTCGGTTTCATGGGCGCTCTAGGCGGCATGGCTGGAGGTGGCTTTGGTGTAGGTTCTATGGTCACCAAAATGATGGGCTTTCAAGATGCAATAAATAGCGTTGAGGCAAAGTTCTCGAAGGGCAAAGGGATGGACCCCGATCGGCTGGCAGAAATGCGTCGAGGTGTCCAAATGCTTGGCAAGACAACTCGCTACACAACAACACAGGTCGCCAACGCACTAAACATGCTGGCTATGGCGGGGCAGACATACGAGCAAGCGATCGGCTCGGATAAAAAGAACTTCCGTAAAGGCGCTCTTGCCACGACGCTTAGCCTCGGCGCGGCAACCGGCGCCGATCTTTCTCGGTCGGCTGACATCGTCACGAATATCATGTCGGCATACGGAGTACCGGTCGCTAATCTATCGAGCATTAGCGACAGCCTGACATTTGCCGTTAACTCCTCTAACCAGAACATCTACGAACTGGCCGAAGCGATGAAGATGGCGGGGCCGGCGTCTCGTGCATTTGGCGTGAGTATGGAGCAGACCGCCGCGGCCACCATGGTTCTTGCAAACGCCGGAATTAAAGCGTCATTGGCCGGTACCGGCTTCAGACGAATGGTGACTCGGTTGGTCTCCGTTAATTCCGAGAGCGCGAAGGTGTTCCAAAAGCTAGGCATTGATCCAAAGGGCTTTGTAGATAAAAACGGGAAGATAAAGGATATCTGGGGCGCCGTCGATGCGTTCAAGCAGGCCGGCGCAAAGCCATCTGATGTGATGAAGATTTTCGGAGACCGCGCGGGACCGATCATGCTTCGTTTGATGACGCAATCGTCGGCGGCGTTGCGAGAACTTGAAGCTGCGATCAAGAACGCCAAAGGGGCGGCTGAAAATTCCGCGGCTATTATGGAGAAAGGTCTTGGAGGTGCGATCCGCCGTTTGTACTCGCACATTGAAGCGGCAACCCTAATAATTGGCGATAGCGGTATGGCCAAAGATGTCGACCGGTTGGCGCAATACGCTATTGGGCTGGCGGACGCGTTTATATCTCTTGATGATGGTGTCAAGAAATTGATTGGCCGCGGGTTGTTAGCATTTGCCGGATTTTCAGCTTTGGTTGTTCCGCTCGGCATTCTGGCAATGACCGGCGGCGCTTTGGTCCCTGTCTTTGGCGCGTTGGCGGGGGGCTTGTCTGTCATGGCTCGTTTTGCCGCGTTGCCATTCTTCGCCGGTCTCGGGGCGGCTGTGGGCTATATGACGCGACTGACGGCTGCATTCCTTCAATTCGGCCCCGTGGCGACAGGCGTACTCGCTGTGACGGCGCGTGTCATCACCGGGTTCACCGCCATTGGCGCCGCGATCTACTATTGGAAAGAACTTTCTCAAGTCGTGATGGGTTTCTTCTCGGGTCTGTCGTCTGCTTATGCCGGGTCGGAATTGCAGACGGCCGTCAGTTGGTTGACGTCGGCCATTAGCGGCATTGCAACGGCAGTAGGGCAGATTACCGGAATCTCTTTTGAGGGGTCGGGGCTCCAATCGTTTTTCAATGCAGGGAAAGCAGCGGCGGAAGCCCTGTTGAGCCCAATCACAAGCATTCAGAAGGCGCTGGGCTGGATTGGCGGCAAGCTCGGCATTGTCGGCCAAGCTCAAGCTGTGGCGGGGAAGATGAGCATCAACCCCAACACAGCTCGGAAATGGGTGTCGTCGACACACGCGGCAGCGCAGCGTCATCAAAGCGGCCCGCACCCGTACATGAATAACACGCCGATCGCGCCGGTCGCGCGCCAGTCTGTCGACGTCAAAGTAACGGCCCCGCCGGCAATCGAGATCAAGTACAACGGGCCGATCACCGGGCCGGGCCAGATCAACGTCGGCACCCGCAATCGCGGCGACACGTCGACAAGCTCGGCGGAAACCGAAACGCCGTAAGCCATTCGTTACATCGCGCGCGAATGTAACCCTTAAATCACATCATCCAACCGGGAGGCGCCCATGCGCTTGGCTGATTTGCAACCTGCGAGCTTTCGCGGGGCGAGATTTCTTGCGCCGATGGATACCGCCGAAGAGGGGCGCAACACCATAGAGCAGCAGTATCCAGACAGCGGGCGCTATCTGGAGGACAACGGAAGGAACGAAACCAATTTCCGGATCACGGCGATTCTGCATGGACCGAATATTCGCTCTGATTTTGCGCGCCTCAAACGGGCACTTATGCGGCCCGGCCCCGGCACGCTGCAGCATCCATGGTGGGGGCGCAAGCGCGTGGCGGTTATGGGCCGCTACAGCGTCAAGCGCGACGATCGCGACGCGGGCGTGCTCGAACTGGACATTCCTCTCGGCGTCACATCAAGCGCATCGTTTCCCGCGCTGCTGTCCGGCATCCCGGCATCAGTCGGGGCATTGGCACAGGCGGCATTCGCGCGGGTGTTCGCAGACCTTGCCAACCAATGGACTCCCGGCGGGGCTGGCAGTTCGTTTACGACCGCAACGGCGCTGACCGAGCAGGTTGTCGCGCTCGCAACAGCGGTCGCTGCCGGTACGGGGCGGGGCAACGCCGCGAACGAGGTTATCCGCTCGGCATCGGCGCAAGTGCAGTCCGGTGCCGTCGTCGGCCCGGCGCTGCTTGCCATGTTCCAAGAGCCGTTTGAGGATTTGGACCTGACCGGCGCGGAATTGACGTCCGCGTTTCGGGCAACGGCGGACGCGGTTGATGATATCGCGTATGCCGCCAAGGCGGTTCGCGTCCGGACGCCGGAATCGCAACTGCGCTTTGATGTCCTGACAGCATTGGCTGATCATTCCCGGGCGGCCGTGTTTGCGGCAAGCGCATGGGCGATCGCCGACCGTGAGCACAAGACGGTCGATGAAGTCGAGGCCGACGAGGGTTTTCTGTACGATATCGTCCGCGAAATCCAGGACAGCGAGAAACTGACCGCCGAGGCGCGCGCCGCGATCGTCGACGTGCAAGCATCAATCAGCGAAGTGCTGGCGGACAGGCTGCTGCGCACGCCGCGCATTGCGCAAGTCAGCACGCCGGGCATCCCGGCTGCATCACTCAGTTACCTTCTCTATGATAGCGAGGATAGCACCGACACCAT